TGCAGTGTGCCGCCGCCGCTGTTCCGCGAATGCTGAATCACGACACCGTCTGTGGCGTAGCTGCCTGCGATGTTGCTGCCGTCGAACTGCGAGACGGTGGTCTGATGCCCGGTAATCGCCTGACTCCAATACTCAAAAGCCTTACGGATTTTGAAGTCTTCATCGTTCATGACCGTGATGGTCAAGGGCGTGAAGGTCCGGTCTCCGGCGTACTGAAGCTTGCGGCCGAAGTACGGCACCGCAATGGGCGTGATGGTTGAGGCCGGAATCTCTGAAATCTGGCAGAGGAACCGGAAGTCTGCTTCCGCGCCGACTACCCCGGGTGCGCCCCGAAGGATGTCCGGCCAGACGATTTGCATTTCGAACTGTGACGGCCGAGCGCCACCGTTGACGAACTTGTTGCGGAAGTCGTTAAGGTTGAATGCCATGGTTCAGAACTCTCCTAGTGTACGGTTTCGGATTAGACCGAGCCGGTTACCTCTTGAAACGACACTCCGCTGGGAACGGCCACGAAGTTCAACTGGATGAAGTTGATGCTGCGTGAGGGTTTCACGTAGATGTCTCCAACGAAGCGGTTCTGTTCGACCACCGCATTGGTGTTGTTTGTGGTGTCACAGATGACCCGGTAATCCACCACACCCCGACGTGCCTTTACGTCACGAAGGTAGGGTTCCACGGCATTCCGGAACTGACTGCGGGTGAAGTCGTCGTTGAATTCGAACAACGAAGACTTGGCAAGCCGCGAAATCGTCTTTTCCAGAATGATGAACAGACGCCGCACGTTGATGCGGTCGAAGGCGGACGGCCGACTGAGCAGTGTCTTGTCGCCGTAGAGGATGGTGCCCTGCCCCGGGAACGCCACCACGGAGTTGACGCCAATCTTGTACAGGTCGTCCCGGTCAAGCTGCTTGGGGTTCCATGCCAGCTTTTGGACGTTCTTCACGTTGCCACGGTTGACGCCCGCAGGCGAGAACCACGGGTCGGCTGTCGAGTCGGACCGAGCCGCAAGACCCGCCATGTCCCCGTTGAGGGGCACCCAGCGGCTCTTGGCGTTGTACTTGTCGAAGGTATACTTCCAACCGGAGTCAAGGAAGCCGTAACTTGACGATGGCAGGCTGTTGCGAAACACGGTGATGTCCGCCACTTCCTGACCGACGTTGTTTACCACTGCTGCCTGTGTCGGAGACACGAAGGCCACACAGTCCATGCGCGATTCGCAAATGTTCTGGATGATGTAGCTACCGAGTGCTGCCGATGCCGGACCGGAGATGACAAGCGAAATGTCAATCTGGTCCGTGTTCTTGTAGAGGTCGTAGGCCGTTTCTTGTTCGGCGTCCGTCAAGAGCGAACTGGCCGCTTGTCCACCAGACAGCGTCACGGTAGACGGCAACACGTCGCCGCCGAAAGTGAGGCCGGATGCCACGTTGGCCCAATTGCTGGTGTTCGTGCCGGGAGCCTCAAGCCACCAGACGTACTGGGACCGAGTGTTGACGACAGAGGCGTAGTAATTGACTTCGCCGTTGCTGTCCTTGGCGTCGGATGCCTTGGACACGAAGGGGAAGCGTTCCAGCACAGTGCCGGGGGTGCCGCTGAACAATCCACCGGCATCCTGCACGGTAATGTGGGCTTCGTCCTTGGACCCGTTGCGGGCGGACGCGTAGCCGCTGGTGCCCGGTGCGCCATCGAACAGCGAAGCGAATTCCCACTCACGCGACCAGTTCGTGGTCGTGATGGTGGCATTGGCGAGAACTGCTGTGTTCACAACCAGATGCGTGGCGTTGGTGATGCTGACGATGCCGACTTTCTGGCCGCTGGCGAGTGTGAGCACGTCACCCACAATCAGGGTGCCGACGAAGTTGGCGCTGGCTGACCCGACGATTGCGGTGTTGCCTGCCACAACGGTGAGGGTGCCGATGGGTTCGTTGGCGAACGCATTGGCGCTAGGGCACACGCTGACTTTGATGGAGTTGCCGAGTTCACCGAGATACTTGCCGACCCATGCGCCGTAGCCGGTCGTGCCAGTCTGCCAGTTCTGTTCGTAGTCGGTTTGGTTAGGGACCTGAATGCCGAAGGCTTCCACGACACCCGCATCCACGATGATGGCAGACGCTTCCACTGTCGCGAAGTGGGTGTTGTCCCCAATCGATGCGACCGTGAAGGTGGCGACTGTGGCGGTGTTACCGTCGGTGATGACCACCTTCTGTCCGACCACAAGGTTCGTGGTCAAGAAGCCGCTGGCCGTCGTCGTGGTCCACTGATAGAGATTGGAATGGTTGCCATCGACGCCGCTGTCAACCGTGCCGACCAATGCTTTCCCTGAGTCGGTCGCGTTCAGTGCCGCCACGGGCATCGAACGGACTACGTGGAGCAAGTTAGAGTAGGCCAGAAACGACTGTGCCGAGAACCAGTACGGTGCAATCACGTCGTCGGGCTTGCCGAAAACGCGCACAAGGTCGTCTTCCGAGCCGATGTTTCGGGCTTCCAAAGCCGGACCCCAGTTGAAGGGTCCTGCGAACGCCGCATCGGACACCGAGACCTGTTGAGCACCGGCAGTCAAGTCCACTTCTGAAAAGTTGACACCGGGCGATACCTGAAATGCCATAGAACTGTCTCCTTCGGACACGGCGAAAGGATGAAAAACCTAACGTTACCAGTCTGTTCTGGCTAACGGTTGTATTTAGAGAATCTGGGGGGTCTACTCATTCCAGAAATCGCGGGCGGCAGCGACATCGTCTATCACATCAAAGCCTTGCTGCGTCTTCTCATACTCGAAATGGGCGGTCCCTTCGTCAAAGAAACCGAGCAGGGGGGGTTCTAAGTCTACTGGGTCTCCACCGCCCGTCAGGAGTTGCCGCATGTTGAGGCCCACGTAGTTTTCGAAGGCGGACTGAGCCGTCAACCACCCAAGGAGCACCAAGGGGGAAATGCAGTCGTCGTGATTGCCAATTTCTGCTTCGTACACCGTGAGCAAGCCCCGTTTGTCTGGTTTGCCGACAAACGTGGTCAACTGCGTCATGGTTTCGTAATCGTTGACAATCAGCTTGTCGTTCTCCATCAGACTCTTCAGCCCGGTACACCCGATGCGCTTGGTTGCCACACTCGACTTCAACCCCACCTTGGCGTTGAGGGCGTGTCCCGCTGACATCTGCTGCCCCTTCTTCTTGTGCATGAAGATTTGAATGAGGTTTTCGTACTCAAGTTCTTCCTGACAGATTTGGGCGGTCAGTAAGGCTTCCCCGTTAACTTCGAAGAACAAGAAGGCTTTGTTGTACCAGTTCCCAATCTGAGCAATGATGGGCGCGAATTGGGCCGGTTTGATAGAGTCGTCCTGATAGACCGCGACTTGCTTGAATGGACTGGTTGTGATGTCAATGACCTGTGCCACAGACGAGTCGAGTTGTTGACCTTGAGCCACGTCCACGGTAACAAGGTAGACGTGCGCCGGTCCGGCTTCAGAGAGAAAGACGGGCTTCTCATAGATGCGCAGTTTCCCACGCACTTCCATCGGCACGCGCCAGTCGATTTGTGCCAGCTTCCACGGAGCCACCAGCGAGTTGGCCGACCCCAAGAAGTCGCATTCGAATTCCTGTTGGAACTTCTGCCGGTTGCCTGCCATGTTCTTGATGGCTTCGTCGGCCCACTGTAAGGCTTCGGCTTCCGTGGCGTTGGGGTTCCGAGCGAAGTAGACATCGCGCCATGTGTAGGCGAGATTCTTGAAGCTGTTGAGGGACTTGACGCTGTCCGTGAACAGTCGATAGAACAGGTTGAACCCGTTCGGAGTGGACACGATGAACAGCTTGGTGCTCTTTCCAGACGAGATGACAGGAAACACGGACGCCATGAACTCAAGAGCGATGTTCGCGGGGACGAAGGCGAACTCATCAAGGAACACGATGTTGAACGTGTCTCCACGAATGGCTGACCCGCTAGTAGCCGCCGCACGGACGCGAGCCTTGTTCGCAAACTTCAGTAGTTTCTGGTCCCACTTTTCCACACCTTGCTTGAGGAATCGTGGTAGAAGTTCAAACGAATTCTTGAGTCGGTCCAGCAGCATGATGGCCGTATCTTCTGTGTTTGCCAGCAAGGCTACCGACACATCAGTGTTGAATAGTACGTACCAGAGGAAGTATCCGCACACAATGACGGTCGATTTACCACACTGCCGTGGCAGCTTGGCAATGACGAATCGATTGTCTTGAAGTTCTTTGATGATGGCTTCTTGAAACTGGTACGGCGTGAACGATGTGATACCTTCATCCACATTAGAAATCTTCACATAAGTCGAGATGAAGTAGAGAGGGTCACGCATGCACTTGGCAAACTCTACCAATTCTTCCGCTGTGAGTTGAACTTCGTCACCCGGAAGCGGAAGAAGAGGGTTGCCGCCATAACCACCAGATAAAGACTTAGCCATTCGACA